GTAATGCTGTCTCTGTAATTATCAGTTGATCTGCTTGATAATTCATCGGAATAAAAGACGGATATGGACAACTACTTACAACTCCGTTTGGATCTTCTATTAATAGATTTCTATTGCCAGTATTCTTTACATCTCGATGAAAATATTTACAACCTATAGTTTTTACATTTAGAGGTTGATAATTTGGTAAATTTACTTGAGGTATATATACATTAGGTATTTCTATATCAGGTATATTTATTTCTGGTATTTCCACTATAAAGGTAATGATTTACCTGTTGTGCTAGGTAACGCTCCATCTAATACTTTTGGCATCATTCCTGATACCTTTTCCATCACCTTATCCATCATCATCTTTTCAAATTGTGGGCTAGTTATGTAACGATATCCAGCATACGCCCCACCTAATGTTGAAATGCTAATTACAAAAGATACGATGGATAATATAGAAGAAATTTTATTTAACATGAGAGAAGCCTTTGCTAAAGCATTAGTACCTGTCACTAT